CGAGCAGCGTGTCGGGTATCACCGATCCAACCATCCGATGTGCGGTCACGATCTGGGAACGAATCATCAAACTGTTCGCGAAGCTGAACTGCTGCCTTACTTAGTTTTGGCTTCATGCTCTAGGTATGCCTGATAATCAGCATTGCTTGTATCTGCTGGAATCAACGCACCATCTGAACGCATTACATTGGTGATAGTTTCACCTGTAATTGCATTAGTTGTTTCGATTACTTCATAAGTAAAATCTGACATTATAATTCCGCCTCTGCTTTGTATCCGAACGCCAATAATCCCGAGTCTGCATTTGTTCCCCAGCCTGTGCCGCTAAAGTTTCCAGTCCAACCAAAAGGCTGTAAGCCAATGGATGCGACTGATGTTGATTTAATCGCAGTTGATGAAACATAGAGAGTAACTTGACCAGCACTGCCATCATGAGCATAAAAAGTTACTGTCGGAGTAGTGCGCATTTGTACTGGGAATAAGTAATTAGAGTAAGCATTAGCTGAAAACCCACCCGATGAAGATCCGCTATAAATCATTAGAGCAGAAGGTGTTAGGCTCGGTGCATTATAGTAACGCTGGCACAACGCCAATTCGCCTTCGATTGTACCGCTTGCAGTCTCAAATGGAGTAGCCTTTGATCCGTATTCAAGCTGTACGCCCCAGTAGTCAAATGTAAATGCAACACCTGTAGGCATAATAAAGTAAACAGTTAAAGAATTGCCTGTGCCTACTGTTTTTCCTGTAATTGATGGCAGAGTCGCAGAAATTGTAAAGCGTTGCCATGATGTAGTAACTGACACTGTGCCATTGAGTGCAAGAACCGCACCTGATCCACCTGAACCGAACTCTTGATAAATCTGTGCACTTAATGATCTGGCTGCATCTGCTTTAGCCCAGAATGAAAGAGTCACAGGCTGTCCTGCAAAAGTACGAACATCTTCAATCGGTTGCTTGTAATAGTTTAATGTGTTACTTGTTCCTGCTGCCGAACGATTCCAACGAGCAAAGAATTGTCCTTCATAGCCTGCAACAGGCGCAGTTCCTGCTGTAAATGCTTGCTGGCTTACTGTGCAAGTTGCACCTGTGCCATCGAACTGTGCATTAAATCTATCCGCTGTGTAGTTATTTGCGCCACTTCCAGCAAGTGTAAAAGATGTACCGCGTTGCCAGATGCCAAAGTCACCATTTATAATCTTATTCTTGCCAGCTTGACCATATCCAACATTCCAGAGTGATGTGTCAATGGCATCGCCTAATGCGCGAATGTCCTGTGCGCCATTTTTTACAAGGCTGCTGTTATCGGGCTCAGCCCACTGATAATTCGGTGAAAGTGCCATATTAGGTTAGTGCTCCTGTCGCATTTGTCCATGTTAGTATAGCATTGACGCCTGTCCATGCTAGTGAAGCTGGCAATACTGTTTCCCATTGGGTTGTTGATAGTGAGAAATCTGTTGCTGAGACATAAAGGGTAATGTCCACGAATGTAGGAGTGGCTCGAAGTGCCACATTCTCAACAAAGCCATCAAACTGCCCATCAAGCAAGTTAGAAGGCAAGTTACTAATCAACACAGGCTGACCAAAAAAGACTCCAATAAGGCTGTCAAGCATCGCGCTAGGCATGTCGGGATTATCTAGTCGGAAGGTAATCGCTCCCAATGACCCGCGTGGAGTCTTGCGCAGATTAAGCTCTCTAGAAGCTATGTCAGTGATGTCTGCAAGATTCTTAATGTTAGAGTCCTGAGAACGCTCAAAGAGTCCGTAAGAGGCTATAGAATCGCTGTCAGAGGTAGTGTAGGTGCTGGCGTATCCTGTGCCGTACTTGTAGATAAGGCTGTTACGGATTCGAGCAGTCTGAGTTGTGGATGTGATAGAGGTAGGTGTTGCATACGAGCCATCCAAGTTAGTAAAGCCATTTGCTGCGAGATAGTTAGATCTGTGGTCTGCATCGTCATAGCTAACATCCCCATCCTTCTCTTCAAAAAGAGTTCCAAGTGCGCTATTGGCAATCTGATCTGTAAGGGTCTGGCTCTTAGCCGTAGCATTAGCAGCTAAGGCAATCATGGTGTAGAAGCCTGAGTCAATTGTGCCAATGTAAGACTCTGCTGTTGCCCATTCCTGTGTGGCTGGGTATGTATCCCATGTCAAAGTAGGCGTTACTTCTGCCCATGTAAGGTTAAGGGCTGAGCCTAGGATGGCTGCGATCTGTGCGCCGTCTAAACTTTCTGCAAGTGCTGTGTTATAGACCGCTTTAGTTAGGCGAGCAAGTGATCCAATGCCTAGGATCTTGCCTGTAGTGATGTAGCCAGTCTCTTCAGGGCTACGAACTCCAATGTTAAAGTCTGAGACCTCGCCACCGAATACAGTAACATAAGTGCCAGAGCTATTCTTTACATCTAGGGTGATCGGCTCTGTGACATTGATAGTAAAAGGCGAATTGTCAGTGTTGATGATCTCTACTTGGCAATAACCTGCTGTGGCTTGGCGATCGATGTCTAAGCGACCAGATGCAAAAGAGACAGAGGTGACAGTCGTATAGACATCATCACCTACTGTCACTCGCCATTCTGGAAGCCATGTCATGCGATTGTGTAGCCTCTCAAAGTGCCACGACTTACTGCTTCTTGAACTACCTGATCAATTGCTTCAGCAATAGCGTTAGGATCTCCGATGCCTGTGTTTACTGTAATGTTAACACCTGCCGGCACTTGTCGTCCTGAGCCATTGTTGCCTAATCCTGCTCCTGAGCCACCAAAGTCTGTGATTGTTGTTGGAATTGATGCACCTACGAAAGGCTCATAACCTCCAAGGGTAGATTGTTGCGCTGCTGTCAATGACTCAAATGCGCTGGCTGCTGTTCCCTTGAAACTTTCTAAAGCTTTAGCCACAGATGATTGACTTGGTGCGGCTGTCGGTGTCATGCTCGGGATCTTGATCTGACCTAGCAACGCAATGGCATCTTTAAGATTCTGTAGATTGATTAAGTCCTTAGGAACTAGAGTGTCAAGAATGGACTTTATGTCCATAAGCTTCACATTCTGCTGACCTAGTGTTCCAAGGATTTTTAGATCTTCATTAAGCTTCTTTGTAGCGGCAGTAATGGCTGCTTCATCCTTTGAAGCAATAGCATCCTCTAACTCAAAAATGGACTTTTTAACATTAAGGCGAGCGACATCATTGGCAATTGCCAGGACCTGAGATGCACTTGTTGCCTTGCCTAATTGCTCAGCTTGGTTCGTCAGAGCTGCTGCAACTTGAATCTTGTCAAGGTCAAAGATTTCGCCACTCTTGTTGAGGGCAAGATTAGCCTTGTCGATTGCTAACTTTAACTTTGCAGCTTTAAGTTTCTTAATCTCATCGGCTGTAAGTTTCTTATTGACTTCGTTGGTTTTACGAATGACAACAAACTGATCTTGCAATGACTTGAGGTGAGCGTTATCGGATGCCTTAACTTCGCCTGTCTTAACACCCATTCTAGCGATTGACCCTAGTGGTCCAGCGGAAAGGGAACGCTTAAATGGTGTAGTCAATAGACCAATCAGAGACTTCGTCTCGCCATTCACACTGAAGCTAGTAATCTCGGCTAAGCCCCGAATGAAGTCGCCTGTGCCTATGGATGCTCTTTCCATGTCATCTGCAAGATTACTTACAGACTTATCTTTGCCAAGGATCTTAAGAGCATCGATTAAACTAACACCGATGTTCTCGGCTGCATCATCGGCTGCATTGGCTAGGATCTGCATCTGACCAGCATCGGTCAATGCAAGGTTTTTGTTGAAATCCTTATAGGTAGAGTCTAGAACTGCTACAAGTGCTGCTGCTCTTTCTGCCTCTGTGCCGTTCTTAATTGTTTTCTTTGTAGTCTCATCAAGGACAAAGCCCACCTTAGTAAGGGAGGCAAAATTGCCGTTAAGTGCTTGAGCTAAGCCGTTAGTCATAGACTTAAACTCATCAGCAGAAGCCGCTGCACCCTTTTCAGCTGTTACATAGTCAAGAATGGCAGGGGTTAAGGCTTTGATCGTGTCGATCTGAAGATTAAATGTTGCAAGCTGTGACTGAGTCTGAGTGATGTTTTCTTTATTGACTACGCCAATTTCTTGCAATGCTTGGGCTTGATCGTTGAGAGACTGGATTTGGGCATCTGTAGCACCGACAGTTACCTTGACAAGGTTAGCCAATCGTTGCTGTTGAGCTTGTGCATCAAGAGCTGCCTTAACAGATGCCTTGCCAAAAGCAATAACTTGGGCAGTACCAAAAGCAAGACCTGTTGCAGCGGCAAGTTTTCTTACACCTTTAATAAGTTTGTCGGTAGAAGTCTCGGCTTGCTTAAATGCTTTATTGCCTGTGAACTCCGCTGCAATGTCAATGACTACATTTGCCATGATTAACCTTTCACCGAAGCGCGAGCATTCAATTTAGTAGAGGCAGTCTTAATAGCATCGAGGACTGCTTCTCTAGCTTTGCCGTTGTTTTCATCGTAAGCACGAAATAGGGCGCGACCTTGCATCTTGTCTTTGCCCTTCATTTGAGCGTTGTACTTATTAGATTGGTTCTGCACGAAGCGACTATTAGGAGTCTTGCGACCCATTGTCTCGTAAATCGCACCAGCGGCACTATTGTTAAATACGCGAGCAAGGGATCTAAAGCCTTTACGGTTAGGCTTAGAAGGTGTTGTCTTATACCCAATGCCACGCTTTGCAACGCGAGCTGTATAAGTTGGAAATGTTGCCTCAGACATTGCGCGAGGCAGCCATCCACTTAGGACTTGATTGTCATCTGGAAGATAACCTTTAGCACTTTTAGTTATTGGCTTTAAGGCTGCCGCAATTTCTTTAGGCAATTCTTTTGCTAAATCTGGAGTAAATTGGCGAAGTGACTTGCGAAGTTCAATGCCGCCCTTTACGCTTGCTGGCATCGCTCACCTCTTTCGCTTCATCCTTGAGCCCTTGCACAAGTGCATCGAGCATAGTTTTATCTAAATCCAGTAATGCTTGTGGCGGAATCCCTAACCTAATGCTCAAGCGAGCAATTAAGTAGGTGAATGGGAGATCCCGCTTTAAGCTAAAGGGTCTGAATCCTCCACAGTGACGCTTCGTAGCGTCTCAATGAAGTCAATCCCAAAAGGCTTAACAGATTCACCTGACCTGCGTGTTACTTCCCATGCTAACCAATAGACATCGCTCTGCTTCTCTTCATCGCGAAACGCCTTATGGAAACCCTTTTTAGCGTACTGCTCAAACGAATACTCCACTGCTGGAGTGATCTCGCCTTCTAGTACGCTTCCATCTTGTCGAACTATCTTTAGTTTTGCCATGGTTTGCCCCTTTGTTAGTTATTTAGAATGAGCCTGTTGTGGCTACTGCAATTGTTGAGTTAGCAGTAAATGTAATCGATTGTACACCGATGTCACTAACAGCACCGTTGATGTCGGTGGTGTTGTTAATCAACAGAGAAACGGTATATAAAGGGTTAGTCGCTGAGACTGCTGTTCCCTTTGTCTGTAGGAATACTGCTGTAACAGTTGTTCCCCATGCCGCCTGTAGTGTCTGCAAGACATTAGCTGTCGCTGTGTCGTTTAGGAAATCGATTGTCACTGTTGATGACTCTAGACCCTTAACAAACTTGTGTGCTGTGTCACCCATTGCTGTGACTTCTAGCTCATCAAATACGCGGTTGATTGTTACTGCTGTGACATGGTCTGAAAGATCGACTGAGTTAATCTTCACACCTACATTGTTATTTAGAAATACAGCCATGAGATTATTCCTCGTCCTTCTTAGTAGTTACTGGCTTTGTTGCTTCTGGCTTAACCTGCCCGATCTTGATCAGAAAGGCTTCGTTCTCTTTATCCCAATCGGACATTGTTATTCCCAACTTGTTAAAATGGATATGGACATCTCGCAGCTTAAAAGGTCTCCCGATGCAGCATTGAGAATACTTGGTGCGCTGATTGCGCTTACATTATAGGTCAAAGATGATTGCGATAGTTTCTTAAACACGCTACACACAAAATCTTCTATTCCATTGAGGTTACCCTCGTTGTCAAATAAAGGCGCAACGATCAGCAATTTAAAGGATGCCATTGGGCTAATGCCAATGTGCTGATTATTTGAAGGCGTAATGTATGGATCGTCCGGTGACACTATTACAGAGTTAGCCAGGACTGTTGCAGGTGGAAAGGCAAAAGTCTGCCACTTGGCATTGTCTACTAAAGCCGTTGCTAAAGTGGTTCTGAGAGTAGTGACGGCAACAGGCATTAGCCCACCATCGAACGCGGATCAAGTGCGTGAGCGATCAATCCTCGCACCTTAGCGAGGAGCTGTGCGCTCATTCGGTAAGGGCTTGGCTGGAAATCGACTGCGTTACTGCCAGAAAGGGTGGCTGTACGCGCTTGCCAGATTTCAACAGATATCATCAAAGCTGCTTGCTGGACGGCTGTGTCTGTTGTCCAGTCTGTGTATGTTCTTGAAGCGACTGAGCCATAAGGCGCGATGGCATGCTTAGGCTGCGCAGTTGTGTGATTTGTAACCATGCTGATTGAATAATCTCCAACGGCTGTAATAACTTTATTGCCATTGTAAGAAGATCCAGAATTAGAAATTGTTACTGTTTGACCTACATAAAAAATCCCTTTAACAGGATCGTTGAAATAAAGAGTGCCCTGCCCAACAATGTTTTCATGCGCTACTGCAAAATAAGTAGGACTCCATAACATTGGGACTAAAACTGCATCTGCTGCATCGCATACTTCTTGAAGGGTTGCATCTGGATACAAAGTACCGACTCCGAGAGTGCTGCGGAGTTCTGCGACTGTTGTGAGTGCCATGATGTCCTTTCTAAAGACTCTGAGGGGTAGAGGGCTACTACCCCTCAGAGCGACTTAGTGAGTTTGTTACGCCTTGTTATTCTTAAATGCGCCAGCTGCAACCTTAGTTGCGATAGCACCGAATCCGTAGTAACCAACTGTAACTGATCCGTTAGCTGTTGATTCTG